GAAGGAATCTTCCTGATGTTCCAGCATTAATAACGTGATCTTTTCCATTTGTTGTAGCATTTGCAAGTGCCGTTAAGATAAGATTAGCAGACGTTTTCTCTTGCTTAAGAAGGATTTCTTGAGCCATACGAGTAAATGTCTTACTAACAACATCCATGCGGCTTTTTGCTGCATAACGTCTATCAAAGCTAAGAGCTGAATCAAGAGTGTATGTGGCAATCTTCATTTCAGAAGCGGTTGGGAGAACCTGATTCTGTGGAAGACCACCAGCAACTGCTTGGCTATAAACTTGGATATAATCTTCGTCTGTAATGTCATAATAAAGATCAAGTGGAATACTTGGATTATCATCAGCATTAAATTGAAGAGTTGTGAATAAATTGCTGAGTGTTGGAGCGTTATTGATAACTTCCGCTAACACTGGGCCAATGAATTCAGCTAATGCGACTTGAGCTTCATAAGCAACCGAACGGTTCTTTGATGCCATAGCCTTGATTAACTCTATTTGTTCTGGAGTTCTTTTTAAAGTAATTTTCATGTTAAATTTTTCTTTTTTTTGTTAAATTATAAACCAAGTGCGATGACTGCATAGTTTCCTGCAAGTGCATCAGTAATGGTTCCGCTTCCTCTTGAACCTGTTCCGATAACAAGTCCAACACGATCCGTATCAGATACAGCACAAGGACCAACCTTGCCGCTTGCAGCCACACCCGTAGTAAGCTTAATGCCGCCACCAACCACAAGAGCGCCTGTATAAGCCGCTGCTGTAATAGTGAACACTCCGCGTGTTGCAACTGGAACTGCTTGTCCTGGAAGAACGCATTGAAGCTCTTCTTTCTTCTGTGGATAATAGAGAAGTTTTTCTCCATTTTCATCGAACTTAGCTGTTTGACGGAGAGTAATACCAAGGAGAGCGGTTCCGCTAACTGCTGGTTTAACTTTTAATGAAACACTTGGATATTGATTAGCTCCCACGAATGGGTAATCTGTTTTGCCGAGATAAGAGTCAGTTCCATAGGTAACTGGATCTGCGTTAAAGTCTGCTGAATCAACAGCGACAAAAACTCCAGCATCACCATGTGAGCTTCCTGTTGTAGATTCATTAACATATGCGCTGTTGAGAGCGAACATGTTAATTACATCATTTTCGTCATATTGTCTGAATGGTAAAATACGAATTGCCATAATTTTAGTTTTTTTGTTAGTTTGTTAAGATATTGTTATATTTTCACGATTGAAAGCTGTAGCAAATTTTTCACGAAGAGAGGTTAATCCCCTTGAAGTCGTTTCGTTTGAATTGCTGATTCCCGCTTCAGAAGTTTCCACGTTATCCAGAATTTCTTCTGTAGACGGCTCTTTTTCTGAATCTTCTGGATCTGTTGATGAAGCATTTGAAACCTTCGAAAGTCTTTTTTCAACTTCAGCATTAATGCGAGCTTGAATCTGAGCTTCGAAAGCGGCTTTGACTTCCTTGTTCTTTTCTCTCCAAAGAATGGAGAGCTTTTCTTTAAATGATGCGAAAGATTGCTCCCCCACATCAAGAGTATTAAGTTCTTTTGCAAGAAACCTGCGGTCTTCATCTTCAAGAGAATACTCTTGATCAATTAAGTCCATTCTCTCATTAAATCTAGCAATAGCTTGTTCAGCTTTTTGAATAGATTCAAAAGAGTTAATTTTTTCCTGAGCTTCTGTGAGCTGGCTATGAAGAGTCTCTAAAGATTCTTTAAGTTCAGAGCGTTCTTTAGCGATTGCCTCTTTTTCTGACTCAACTGATTCAATACCTTTGCGATATTCTTCATCCTTTTGCTTTATTGCATCTGCAAAAGTATTAGTCATAGAAGCGACAGCTTCTTCAGAAAACTTCTTTTCGACAAGAAGATCTTTCAATTCCGAGATCATTTTTTCAATTTCCATAATGAATTTGTTTTTATTTTTTACATCAAAATCTTTACTTTGTGAAATTTTATTAGTATTTTTATCTCTTTTATCATTAATTTTCATTAATGGCGCTTTTTCTTGAGACTTAAACACTCCTTTTACATCAGCAGCTGGATTTGTTGTGAACCCAATTCCCAAGGGATAAATTTTACCAGTGATTAATCGATAAATACTTCTTCCATCTTCTACTCTTCCATTTCCTCCGTAAATTTTTAAATGTTTTTTTAATTTTTCTATTGATTGTTCATCATTAATAATTTCAGCATCTTTTAAATCTGAACTTCCCAAGGCTAAAACATAGTCTGTAAACCCAACTTCCCAACTTGTCGATATTTTTTGATAATATGAATCATTTGGATCTGTTGATCTCTCTAATAAATCAGCAAAAGCTTTATTTGCGGAACGGTAAACAACCGCCCCAAGGGAGATATTAAACATATCATTTTTACCTCTTACTTCTTCTGGAGTAAGTATTTGGCTTGATCCGTATTCGCTAAATCCAACGCTAGCGATATGGCCTACAATTTTTTCTTTATCATGCTCTATATTTGTTGGCTTATGTAAAAAATTCTTAGTAAATGCTATTGCGGTATCTGTATCCATACCATCACCGTTTTTATTAAATTTATTAACAACAGCGGCATTAAATGCCACGCCAATTAAATCTATATTGTCTTCAAAATTTATATTTTGAGGAACAAGCGAATGCAAATTATCTAAAGATGCCTTCGATATAAATGAATTTTCATTTATCTTGCAAACTTCGACTGGGGCTTCAAAAAAAGTTGTATATTTATAACTCATTAATAAATTTATTTATTAATTTTTAAAGTTTCCCCATCAAAAGTTTCTTTAGCTTGATCATTTTTTGAAAGCATTTTTGTTGATTGCCCAGAAGCGTCATTCTCTTCCATATCTTTTTCAGTATCTGGATTTGATGATTTTTTCATTTTTTCAAGAATTGCTTTTTGAAGTGCAGGAGGAAGCTGCTTTTGTTTTGGAGTTAATTCTCCAGACTCACTTTCCTCCATTAACATATTCTTCATTTTGTCGAAACTTACAGCGCATGTTTTCATTGTAGATTCTTCATCCATATCTGAAGTATCAACAAGCGCCTTGTCATCCGAAGCGCAAGTACTCATGAATGATTTGTATATACCTGCTTTCTTATCTGTCATTTTTGCCAAAGAAATTTCGACTTGGCCGTTAGCATAACTAACTGTTTTTTCGAGTGGAACTTGGATATCTTTTAAATTAATTTTCATTTTGAGTACTATGGTGTAAAATTGCTGCTTGATATACTTCTAATTGATGAACACTAGCAATATTTAATATACTGCTATTTACACCTAATGATTCTATTTTATCAAAGTTTTTTATGCACGAAGATAATTCTTCTTTCCAGTTTTCTATTGGCGTAGAACAAACTATGGCTTCACATAATTTATCTAAGATGCCTTCCTGTTCTTTATTAAATCTTTTTATATTTAATTTTTTCTTAATCTCTTGTTTTGCAAAGCTTCTGGCGATTTCTATTTCACCGACGACTTGTTGTATGTTTTTTCTTGAAAACTGAGCTTTAGATAAAGGTATGCCAGTTGTGCCTTCTGGTCTTCCAGCTGTTTTGTTTGTGGTATTTTTTTCAACAATTGAACTATCTGGCAAAGACAGCATTGGGACACCACCGACTATTGGGTTATAATAACCACTTTCTCTTTCTTTAATAAATGTTGATTGCGCGGGAGCTATTTCTTCAGCTTTCGGGAATCTACCATTATGGAACATATCCATGCCCTGTTGAGGAGTTAATATACCTAATTCCATTAATCTTGTAGATACTCTCATAAGTTGAGTTTCATCTCTCATGTCTATATCTTTAAACACTGCCGTTGGATAAGATCTAAATCCTAAATCATTAGATATTCTTTTTATTTGTTTTTGTAGGAAATCATTTAAAAAAGCTAATCTAGCTTCTTTTAATCTGTCTACGAAGATTTGAGCTTTGACTTCAGTTGCGCTATATTTTTCTTCTCCTATTACTATATTCTGAAGTCCCTGTTTGATATCCTCATTTAATACTTTATATTTTTCTGGACCTAAGACTTTATTTAAATCTGGTATAACGAAATCAGCTTTTGTTGTATAATCTGACACAAGTACCCTCCCCACGCTTTCGCTTTTAAATAAGCCTTGCATAGCGTTTAAATTTTGAGCATTAATTCCGCCCTTATCTGGATCAGCACCCATTGTGATGAGCAGTATCACATTTTCAACCGTTCTGGTGATGGCTTGATCCATCTTCTTCAATTCAAGCTTTGCGTTTATATCTTCAAGAACTGGATAGCCGAAAGGAATGGCAAATGGTTCGTAATCTTGTTTTTTATAAAAAGAATAAGCTAGTTTTTTAGGGTCTAATTCTATCTTTAAACCATCAGTATAATAAGATCCATTTTTAATGTTTTGTTTTACATCAGCTGGTAAACTATCAAATATCGCTTGATCTTCTTCTGTCGAAGGATTCTGCAAACGAGCCATTTCATATTCTGATAATATCTTTTCATAAGCTCCAACAGCGAATGTAGAACTTCTTTTTGCTATTATATCAAATGGATTTAATATAATATATCTTAATGGTATTTTATTAATAGAAGTATTTATTGGAGACAAAGAATTCACCAGCTTTGCAAAATCTTCTGTTTGAAATTTTCCATCAATTCTATATATAAAAATATTACCACTTCTGTAGTATTCTCTAAAATATTGATCCTTTAAATTCCATAAATTAATTTTTTTAAACCAATCATAAAAGAAATCTCTACTTTTTTTAGTGCCACCTTCTAAAAACACTTCGGTATTTGCAAATTCAGACATAATGTCTATAGCATTTCTAAAAATAGCTACATTAGCGTAAGCTTTTTGACATAATTCTATAGCCTCTCTCACATTAACCCCATCCATTGCATAATTATAAGGCAAAAGTCCCCCTCTAATGCTGCTATACCTATCTATTGTTGGTGATACAGCAGATCTATTGATTCTTGAAGCATTGGGGTTATTGCCACCAGAACTTCTAGAATAAGAAGCCGTGGATGTATAAAATGGCTCTCCAGATAAACTTGGATTAAAACTCGCTTGAGATTCTTGAATCATTGAAATTTGACTTTTATTAAATTTTTCCCAATATTGGGATTTTTTGCTATAAGATCTTTTAGACATAACTGTATATATTACACGATAAAGTCGAAAAGTTAACTTTAACTTTCAAAAAGTTAATTTATAAACATTGGAGTGAAAGTTTGTTGTGTGTTATTTGTCTTTTGATTAATCATATCAAAATAAATTTGAATCATCCAATTTCCTAATATTAAAGCGGAATAAGAATCTTTTCTTGCTTTATCTGCGCCTCTTTGCTTTTTTAAGTTGTATGGTAAATCAAAACTCTGTGTTCCTTGTGCCGTAGTCGTTACTTGAATTAAAGCACATTCAACTTTAATTAAATCCATCATATCTTTTTGATGCTCAACAAAATCAATCATCTTTGCGCCGTCTGGTTGGTTATCATCGAAATTTTTAATAAACTTCAAATCTTTAATTGGTATAGAGCTTTTTCTCTGCATGTTATAATCATCATCCATTGCCGATCCAGCAAAATATATATTTTTATGATCAAAAGAAGATTGTAGGGATTCATTTGCATATCTAATCCACTGAGAACTGGGTTTTCTTAAATAAACAATTTTTTTGGTTTGTAAATTGTATTGATTTCTTGCGTTCCGTAATCCAGACTCATATTCTTGCAGATCATCAAAATCTGCATCAATCATATCTAATTTTATTTTTGCCTGTTTAAACACTTCGCTTTCATTACATGAATTAATGAATTGAACCCCTCCATTATAGTCAGCCACAATCGAAACTATATTAAAATAATTTAATAAATAATATAAATAAATAATATGATTTTTCAGACTTGTTCCTGACATAGCATAACTGTGAACGACTGTGCCTTTTGGTTTGTTTTTATCTCTTTTAATTAAAATCATTGCAAAATCGTCAGAGCTTTCGCTTTCTGACCAAGATGGGTCAATTGATAAAATATATTCGTCATCTGGATTACCTATAATCTCAACGCTTTGACCCTCACCATCTGGAATAGTACACTCCATCATTTTGCTTACTTTAAAATATCCAGAACTATCATCTGTGAATACAGCGCCAAATTCTCTGCTGAATTGAGCTTCGCTCATCGTGGCCTTCGCCTGATTGATCAGATTCTGATCATATAATTGATCAGGAGCGCAGTCATAACTAAAATGCATAATAGTCCTGTGAGCGCCATCCTGATCGTTTTTATTCAATATTAGTGACTCATACTGAGAGTATAGCTTGAATAAGTATTCAAACCGATAAGATGCAGAAGATAAACCAATAATTTTGTTATTTGGCCACTGCTTCCTATCTTCTTCCTTCATTTTGCCACTATCTATTAATTTAGTTTCTAAATCATATATTTCTTGACGTTCTGTAGGATTTTCAACAACAGAAAGGAATGGCATAATAACTTCATTTAAAACTTTTTCTGGCATTAACAAAAGCTCATCAATGATCATTCTTTGAAAACGGAAACCACGAAGTTTTTCTCCATCCCCAAGTGGGAGTGCTGTTATTTTACTTCTGCCAATTTCCATAGTCCATTGGTCATTACTTTTTGAAACTCTAGTAATAGCTTGAGCAAATAATTCTGCTTTTGGGCTAAGACTGATTTCTTCCATTTTATTGAAAATCATTTTCGCCTGACGAAAGGATTTACTAATTAAACCGATATGAACTCCTTGATGAAGAGTTGCATCCAAGATGGCATAAACGGCTGTTGAGAAAGATTTACTCATTCCTCGGCTCCAAATGCCCAAAAAGTAATCTGTTTCCATCATCGCTTTAATCGACATGTGTTGAAACGGAAATAATTTAACTCCAGTTAATAATTCAGAAGCAAACGATGGGTTTTCTCTTAAAAATTTATAAAATAATATCTTAGCTTCGTGTTCTTCAATATAACCTTCTTTTTCTAATATTTCTTTATTAATATCAGGAAAAGTTTTTCTTCTTTTTTGTATTCCGTGTTCCCAAGCCATAACTTATAATTTCTTTGACCAAAAATATTGGATATCCGTTTTCCACAATGACTTACCCAATACTAATAATTTAGGGATAAGCTCTACGCTTAGATCTCTAGATCCACTAAATACGAATTGGCAGCAGTCCCCATACTCTCTTTGCAATTCCCTCATATTATGAAAGACATATTTAAGATTAAATTTCTTATAGCTTTGTTTGTTATAATCATCCATCGAATGTAGCGGAGCTTCTATAACAATAAATAGATAACAACCCAAACTTCTGCATCTTTCCAACTCTTTTGCAAATCTATTGCATGAGTTAGTTACAGTTGCACAAAAATCAGCAAATGATTTCCTATCAACATGAGTATAATTATAATTATCTCCAGTAACTGCATAATCTCCTATATCTAATTTTAAAATAGTAGATTTTTTAAACTTTAATGGTTGTTGCTCTCTCGTATCTATTAAAATGTTAATATTCGAATAATCATTCCAGAATTCTTTTGGCAGTTTTGAATTGAACATGGGTTCGACCAAACACTCTTTACATGCGTCCGTATAACTGCCAAAATATTTTTTATAAACATCAATATCTGGCAAGCCAATAGTCAAAAGCTCAACAGAACTTAATGCTGACTTTAAATTTTTGCTCTTTATTCTTTTTTTAAGAAGATCAATTATGTAACTTTTTACAGCACCAAATGGTGCGGTATCACACCACTGTTTTAATTGATGAGATTGTGAAAAATCTTTCTCAAAGTATTCTTCATAATTTTTGAATGGCAAAAGCTCGCCAGTTAGTTTATTTTTTCTTTGAAAGTGCTTGACATAATAATCGCCCAGCAGCATATCATGTTTTTTGATATGAGCGTGTAAGCTTTTTAATACATCAAACGATGCATTACATTCTTTACAATCAAATGACATCATCTTGATGGACTCCCAATACTCTTGCTCTCCACTCCGACATTCCCTCCAAACGGTGAGCTTCTTCTCTGACTAATTCTTTTTGCATTTCTGCAATACGAACCATATTATTGCGTTCGTCCTGTTCTTGAAATAATTGAACTATTGATAAAATCGAAGCATTTTCTTTGTTTTTGCTTTTCATCCTTTCGGCGCGATCACCTTGTAGTTTTTTTGTAAGGTTTTCTATTCGTGTTTCACATTGGTGATATTCTCCGCTTTTTGATTTAATGATTTCTGATAATCTATTAGTCATGTCGCTTTGATCATTAGCCTCATCAAACAATTCATTAAGTTTGTTCAAATGTTTACTTACGACTTCCAAATTAATAATTTCTTTACAAACATTAAGATATAAGTTAATCTCATCAGCAGTAATGTCTGGCTTATCCCATGTTAAACGAATAAATTCCTGTTCAAACAATTCTCTATCTTCTCTTGACAGGTAATTATTCATAATTCTTATAAATCTTGAATTATTTAAGTTAATACCTAGTTTTTCAGCTCTGATTTTATATTGACGATTAAGTTTATCTTCTTGAAGATCTCCACCAGTTGCGTCATTAATCTTTTTAATTATTCTAGATGTTGATTTTGGAGCTATATAACTCGTTAATAGCCCTACATCTTGTGATGGGATAACATCTGGATTAATTTCTTTAATAGCCTCTAAAACACATCTTTGTTCATTGCTTAATGGCTTTATATCTCTATCTGGAAAAATTATTTCAGCTATTCTTAAAGAAGACAGTCCTGTTTCCGCTTGTTGAATGATAAAATCTTTTTCTTGTTGCGAAAATTCAATCTCATCTTTCTTGGGGCGGCGAGTTGTTGCAAATTTAATCTCATTTTCAATTAAAAATTGGCGAATTAACCGACCTTCTTTAGATCGGCCATCTAAACTTTCATTATTAAAGCATTTTTGAGTTAATTCATTTAAATTTGTATTAACTTTTGCCTCTTCTATGAGAAATTCCTGTTGCTCTTTAGTGAGATTCATGAATTATAATGTCAAATTTTTTAATTATCTCTTCGGCCTTAGTTTTAAATATTTTTTTAAGATTTTTTACTTGTCTATAGCCAGCTTTTCGTTTTTTTTCATTAGTTTTATAACCCATGAATTTTGCGACCTCTTCTTCTTCGCATTTTTCGAAAAATAACATTTTGTAAGCCTTATAATGAGTTAAGCTAAGTTCTTTTTCCATGTATACATTCAATTTATCAATAGAAGATTCATAACAAAAATCATTATCTGGATATGAGCATATTTCGCTCATGTGGTTTTCTGTGGATAGTGTTGTTTTTAACTCTAATCCTATTTTTTTTTGACTTTCCCATTTTGCATATAGTTTACATTGAGCATCTTGCAGATGACTTGCAGTCGCAGAACATTGATTATCACCCAAACTGAATTGGCAGTTATTACAGGGTCTTGTATAGTTGCCGTAATGGTTTCTAATTAAGTTTCTAATCTGATTAGAGATAATTCTCCCTATCCACGGCTCTAATGGGCGCTCTTGATCCCACATTTCCCATTTTTTATGGATATGAATCTTGATTATCTGCTCCACATCATCAAAATCGAACCAATTTATTGCATTTAATTGCCATTTTGATTTTTGCTTTTTGATTGCGGAGTCAACTACATCAATATAGTCTTCAAAGTTGTGTTTAGCTTTTTTTTGCATCAATAAATTCGTCTACAGAGCGATTTCTACGCACTTTAAAAGCTTGTGTTGGTGTTCCAAATAAATTTCCCAGTGTAAATGAACTATTTTCTGAGAAATTTTCTATTTCAACAGCAATTCTTCTTAGGCTTGGAACATTATCAATGTCTGTTTCGTCTTCTTCAAGATCAACATCTATTTCGGATTCATTTCTATTCTTTAGGACTTGATTGGAAGCCGCCAAAGAAGATAGTCCAGAGCCACACTTAACACAAAAGTTTGGTTTTGATAGATTATATTGTATCTTATTCCCGCAATTAGAGCAAAATATATGATTCATACTTATTATTTATAAGTATATTTTTAATTTTTTCTAATTTTTTAAAAAAAAACAGTATATCTTTTATGATTTAATTTACTTTTCG